TTCAATTTACAGCTGAAGAAGAAGCAGCTAGAGATGCTGAGGAGAAAGCATGGGCAGATGGCGCCCTAGGAAGAGCGCAGGCTAATCTTAGAGCTAGAAGAAACCAACTGCTAGCTCAAACTGATTTCTATGCTTTATCTGATGTTACAATGTCTGATGACATGAAAACGTACAGGCAACAACTTAGAGACTTTCCAGCAGGCAAAGACACAGTTGAAAAATGTGATAACGCTACATGGCCTACTAAACCATAAGGCATAGGAGATTATACTATGCTGCAGAAACTAAGATTTGCACCAGGACTAAATAAACAAGTCACTGCAACAGGTGGTGAAGGTCAATGGGTTAATGGTGACAACATACGGTTTAGATATGGTAAACCAGAGAAAATAGGTGGTTGGTCACAATTAGGATCTGTTGGCATGACTGGCCGTAACACTGCTATTCATCACTTTGTAAATACATCAGGTATTAAGTATGCAGCTTTAGGTACAAATAGAATTTTATATGCTTACTCTGGAGGTATATTTTATGATATACATCCAATCAAATCTACAACAACTTTAACAAACGCATTTAGCACGACTAACGGATCAAAGACTGTTACGATAACATTTTCATCTGCTCACAATATAAATAAATTTGATATTATATTATTAGATAATTTTACAACCATAACTAACTCTGGTTTTACATCAAGTGATTTTGATGATAATAAGTTTATGGTAACATCCATACCGACAGATACCACTCTTACTATAGAAATGGACTCTAATGAATCTGGCTCTGGTGCTTCTACATCAGGTGGTATTAGAGTAAAGCATTACTATCCTGTAGGGCCAGCGGTAGAGGTTGCAACAACAGGTTGGGGACTTGGTTCATGGGGTGGTTCAAAAACAGGGCAGTTCACATCAACACTCTCTTCTAGCATTAATGCCTCTGTAACGAGTTTAACGATGGCTAGTTCAACATCATTTCCATCTTCAGGAACTGTGCTGATAGGGACAGAATTAATTACATATACTGCTAATAGTGGTGGAACATTATCAGGTTTAACAAGAGGTGCAAAAGGCACAACTGCTGCAACACATAGCTCTGGTGCAACAGTAACAGATGCATCTAGTTTTTTTGCATGGAACGCAGCAACATCTGGTGATGTGATTACAGCACCTGGTTTGTGGTCATTAGATAATTTTGGTAATAAACTTATTGCAACTATTAACGGTGGTGAGGCTTTTGAGTGGGACTCAAACCCAACAGGTGCAACATCAACTAGAGCTACAATTATAACTGGGGCACCGACTGCATCTGCATTTAGTTTAGTATCAACACCTGACAGACACTTATTATTCTTTGGAACAGAAACAACTATTGGAACTAAGTCTACACAAGACCCAATGTTTGTTAGATTTTCATCTCAAGAGGATATTAATACATACACTCCTAGCGCAACAAATACTGCAGGTACACAAAGATTAGCAGACGGATCTAAAATTGTAGGAGCGATTAGAGGTAGAGATGCAATCTATGTTTGGACAGACACAGCGTTATTTACTATGAGATTTGTAGGCCCACCATTTACTTTCTCATTTCAACAAGTAGGTACTAACTGTGGATTGATAGGTCAGAACGCAGCTGTTGAGGTAGATGGTACAGCTTATTGGATGTCAGAAAATGGTTTCTTTAGATATGCTGGTAGACTAGAATCATTACCATGTTTAGTTGAAGACCATGTATTTGATGATATTAATACAACACCTAAACAACATATCAATGCTGGCTTAAACAACTTGTTTGGTGAGGTTATATGGTTCTATCCTAACTCTGGTTCAGGAACTGTAAATAGAATGGTTGCATATAATTATCTAGACTCATCACCAGAAAGACCTGTGTGGACTGTTGGAACATTAGCAAGAACTGCATGGCAAGACTCTGCTGTATTTGGTAAACCACATGCAACAGAGTATGATCCAGATGCAGAGACACCAGACTCAGATGTAAATTATGTGCATGGTAATACTGATGGTGTATCGACATACTATGAACATGAAACAGGTTTAAATCAAGTTAAAGGTGGTAGCACAACAGCTATATCTGCTAGCATAGAATCTGGTGACTTTGATATTGGTCAGCAAGGGTTAGCAGGTGATGGTGAGTTTATGATGAAAATAAGAAGAGTGTTACCAGACTTTCTTGCACAAACAGGAGATGCAAAAGTTACATTAAATTTAAGAGACTTTCCAAATGACACACAAGCTAGCTCATCGTTAGGGCCTTTTACAATAAATAGCAGCACTAAAAAGATAGACA